CGTGCAGCTCGCCAACGACGTGTTCTCCGTCCTGCACAACCGCAGGGACTACCAGGTCCGTGGCGTGCAGGTGGAGATCTCATGGCGCAACTCCGAGGCCTGGATCGGCCAGGACACGCGCGGGCGGTTGGAGAAGACCGCCAACTACTACGTCCGGTCCGTGCGGCCCGGATCCCACCTGAACGACTGAGGAGGACCGCATGTCCACCCCCACCGAGGAGACCGAGCTCGCCAGGGAATGGCGGCTGGAGATCAACATGGGCACGGACGAGGCACCGGACTGGCAGGTCTGCCCCGGCATCAGGGAGTTTCAGCCGGAGTCCGAGCCCAACATCGAGGACAGCTCCGACTACGACTCGGATGGCTGGGCGGGCAACGAGAAGACCGCGCAGTCCTGGAAGGTCACCATCAAGATCCGCCGCAAGGCGAACAAGTCGGTGAAGGTCTACAACGCGGTGCACGAGGCCATCCGCCTGGCCCATTACGCATACGGCGACGCGAACAAGATCCGCCTCCGGTACATGAACCGCAACGGCCTGCCGGAGGCGTACCAGGGCAAGGCCATCCCCAACTGGAAGCCGGCCGGAGGCGAGTACAGCGCTCTCGGTGAGACCGACATCGAGTTCACCGGCGACGGCCCGCTCACGCCCATCACCAACCCGCTGGCCCCCTGATGGCGACGGACGAGACGTTCGAGGCGCTCGATGCATTCCTCGACGACTACCTGGAACTGCCGGTCCGAGGCCGGGACGGCACGGTGCGGACGTACCGCATCGAGGACCCCTCAGCCGAGGACGGCATCCGCATCGAGAAGATCACCACGCTGGCGGCTCGGCTGGCGGCCGGCGGCACGGCGCCGAGCACGGAGCTGCTCTCCGACGAGGAGGAGCGGGACCTGTTCCGCATGTGCCTCGGCGACGCCTACGACCAGCTCCTGGCGGACGGCGTGAAGTGGGCGCTCTTCAAGCACGTCTCGCTGACCGCCATGTTCTGGATCACGTCCGACAAGGCGACGGCCCAAGAGTTCTGGCGGACGGGCGTCCAGGGAAAAGCGGGGAACCGGGCGGCCCGGAGAGCGCAGGCGAAGCCCGGTGGCTCGGGGTCGGCTGCGGCGAGTACGACGAGGCAACCGGCCTCTACGAGTGGTACGAGGGCGGGCTCACGTCGTCGTCGCGGTCGGGGTCGCTCAGGAACGTGACCTGGGAGCGGCTGCTCCAGCAGTGGCCGCTCATCGAAGCCGACCTGCACGAGGTCTACGGCATCGACGTGGAGGACGACGACCTCCTCCGCCGACGCTCCTGGCGCTGGCTCCGCACCCGTGTCGTCGGCCTGCTCAGTGCTGAGTCCCGCCTGCACCGCCACTTCGCCCCACCTCCAGACAAGAACCCCAGCAAGAGGAGGTGACGGGCCGTGGCGCTCACCGTCGGCGAACTCAACGCGATCATGTCCGTCGACGACCAGGCCATGGACCCGGGCCTGCGCCGGGCCGAGCAGGCCCTGCGGCAGACCGGCGAGCGGATGGGTGACGACGCGGAGCGGGCCGGCCAACAGGCAGGCGAGGGCCTCGGCGAGGGTCTCGTGCGGGGCGCCGACGGCCGTCTTCGCAACGCCCGCGGCCAGTTCGTCGCGGCCGGGCGCCGGGCGGGGGACGCGGTCGGCGACGGCCTCGCCGACGGAGCGGCAGACGGAGCAGACGAAGCCGTCCAGCAGACAGAGTCCCGCCTGGACCGGCTGAAGATCGCGGGCGCGGCCGCGGGCGTCGCGGCCGGCGCGATCCTCATGGAGGGCTTCGCGCAGGCGATGGAGCAGTCCCGGATCACGGGGCGGCTCGGTGCCCAGCTCGGCGCGACCGGGCCGGAAGCCAAGCGGTACGGGCACATCGCGGGCCGTATGTACGCGGATGCGGTGACCGAGGACTTCCAGGGCGCGGCCGACGCGATCTCGGTGACAATGCGCTCGGGTCTGGTGCCGGCCGGGGCGACGGACGCGCAGATCCAGAGCCTGTCGACGAAGGTCAGTGACCTTGCGTCGACGTTCGAGCTGGACCTGGGACAGGCCGCGAACGCCGCCGGACAGATGATCAAGTCGGGCTTGGTCAAGGACGGAGGCGAGGCTCTCGACGTCCTCACCGCCGGGCTCCAGCGCATGGGTCCGCGCGCGGACGACATCGCCGACACCTTCAACGAGTACTCGACGCAGTTCCGGCAGATGGGGCTGTCCGCGGTCGACGTCACGGGGATCATGACGCAGGGCCTGGCGGCCGGCGCGCGCGACACCGACGTGGTCGCAGATTCGCTCAAAGAGTTCGTGCTGATCGCCCAGGGCGGCGGTAAGGACGTCGACGCCGCATTCAAGAAGATCGGCCTCTCCGGCAAGGAGATGCAGACTGCGTTCTCCGAAGGCGGCCCGAAGTCAAAGAAGGCTCTGGACCAGGTCTTTGATGCCTTGCGCAAGGTCAAGGACCCGGCCGATCGGAGCGCGCTGGCCCTGACCCTCTTCGGTACCAAGGCCGAGGACATGCAGAAGGCCCTGTTCGCAATCGATCCCAGCAAGGCCGCAACCAGCCTGGGGAAGGTCGCTGGCGCGGCGGACAAGGCGGGCAACACCCTCCGCGACAATGCGGGAACGAAGCTGGAAGCCTTCAAGCGTGGGTTCCAGCAGGGTCTCGTCGAGTTCCTCGGCGGCAAAGTAGTTCCGGCCCTGACGAAGTTTGTCGGATTCCTCCGCGACCACCAGGGTGAACTGAAAATGTTCGCGGCGGTCATCACCGCGGCGGTTGTCCCGGCGCTGGTGCTGCTCGGCAGCAAGGCGCTGTGGGCGGGCATCCAGATGGCGCGGGCGTGGATCATGGCCCTGGGCCCTGTGGCGTGGATCGGGCTCGCGATTGGCGCGCTCGTGATCCTGGTGATCGCCTACTGGGACGAGATCAAGGCCGCGACACTCGTGGCCTGGGATTGGATTGTCGCCAAGATCAAGTGGGCCAAGGACATGGTCCTGGTCGCGGTCGACTACCTGAAGACCATCCCCGGCAAGGTCTCGGCCTGGTTCGAGTCGGCGAAGAACTGGGCCGTCGCCAAGATGACCGCCCTGGTGGGCTGGCTGAAGGGCCTGCCGGGCCGTGTCTACGCGGCCATGGGCGCGATGGCTTCGCTGCTCGTCGCCCGGGCGTCGAGCGCGTTCCAGTCGTTCCGGGATGCTGCGGTGAAGAAGGCCATCGCATTCGTCACGTGGGTGACAGGCCTGCCCAGGCGCATCGTGTCAGGAATCGGCGCCGTCAACTCCCTGCTCGCGGAGAAGGGCAGGAACATCGTTCAGGGGCTGTGGTCGGGCATCCAGGGGATGACCGGCTGGATCAGCTCCAAGCTCCTCGGGTGGGCCAAGAGCGCGATCCCCGGTCCGATCGCGAGAGCCCTGGGTATCGCGTCGCCGTCCAAGGTCACCAAGCAGCAGGGCCGTTGGATCGCCAGGGGCCTGGTCGACGGTCTCACCGGCAGCACGAAGCAGATCAAGGCCGCCTCCGGGAAGCTGTCGGACATCATCGCCGACAGTCTCGCCCCCGGAAAGAAGCGGTCGAAGGCGCTCGGCACCCTGTCCGCGGGCACCAAACGGTTGCTCAAGCTGGCGGCGGCCGAGGAGAAGCTGGCCGTACGGCTGAAGGCGGCGCAGAAGAACCTCGCCAGCCTCAAGGCCGCCCGGGACAAGCTGTCGGCGGACGTCAAGAAGGGGATCCTCGACGGGGCGAACATCACGTCGCAGTCCGGCGCGGAGGGGAGCTCGGCCGAGTCGATCCTCGACGGTCTGCGCACGAGTACCCGGCGCGCGCAGGAGTTCGCGGCGAGCCTCGCCAAGCTCCGCAAGGCGGGCGTCCGCAGCGACCTGATCGCGCAGATCGCCCAGGCTGGCGTGGACCAGGGATCGGCGGCGGCGGCCGCGCTCGCGAAGGCCAGCCCGGCGCAGGTGAAGGCGATCAACTCGCAGCAGGCTGCCCTCGTCAAGGCAGCCGGTCAGGCTGGGACGACCGCGGGCGACGCGATGTACGGCGCGGGCATCCAGGCCGCGGCCGGTCTGGTGCGAGGGCTCCAGTCGCAGCAGAAGGCGATCGACTCGCAGATGACGAAGATCGCCAAGTCCATGGCGGCAGCGATCAAGAAGCAGCTCGGCATCCGCTCGCCGTCGCGAGTCATGGCGCTGCTCGGCCGGTACACCGCGCAGGGCTTGGTGAAGGGCGTGGACGCCGAGCGGTCGGCAGTCACCGCATCGATGGCGTCGCTCGTCGACACCCCAGCGCCCGGCGAATGGGTTGTGGGTGCGGGCGTGCGCGGGACGGGTGCCCGCGCGCAGGGAGCGCGGGTCTACACGCTCCGGTCCGATGGCAGCGCCCACGCGGACTACTTGGTGAGCGAGCTGCGCAAGAAGATCGGCCACCTTGGTGGCGACGTGCAGTTCGTCCTTGGGCAGGGGAGGAGGTAGGCAGTGGCGTTCCCTCAGGACTCGCTCGGGCTGCGCGGCTACGTGCTGGTCGGTGGGCAGTGGGTGCAGGTCTCGCCAGCGCCCTACACGCGGGATCCGATCACGCACAAGCGCGGCCGGCCTTACCGGGCCAACGCGTCCGATCCGACAGAGGTCACTGCTACTTTTCCGAACCGGGACGGTCAGTGGTCGCCGCGCAACGCGGAGGGTCCGTACTTCGGCCAGCTCCCGAGGAACGCGGCCTTCAAGGCCGTGATCTCGCGTGGCGACTCTGTCCACCTGGAGCTGACCGGTGGCACCGACCGGGCTACCACCCCCAGCGCCACCCCCCTGAACGTCGCGGGCAACCTGGACGCGCGGATCGACCTGCGGCTCGACAACTGGCAGCTCGGCGAGGAAGTCGAGCTGTGGGGGAAGTACCTCCTCACCGGCAATCAGCGGTCGTGGCAGATGTCGATCAGCGCGTCCGGGTCGCTCGGCCTCCGTGCCAGCACCGACGGCCTGAGCGCCAGCATGTACTTCCCGTCCGTGCCGATTCCGATCCCGTCATCCGGCAGGCTCACGCTGCGGGTCACGCGGGACAACGCGACCGGCGCGACGACCTTCTACACCGGGTCGTCCGTCACCGGGCCGTGGACCCAGCTCGGGTCTCCCGTGACGATGCCGTCCGGGGCGATCTTCGCCTCGACGGCGCCGCTCACAATCGGCGACATCGACACCCTGATCGCCCGCCCAGGCGTCGGCTCGGTCTACGCGGCACAGCTCCGCAACGGCATCGACGGCCCGATCGTCGCCAACTTCAACCCCGCCGCGCAGACGCCGGGCGCCAGCTCGTTCACCGACGCGACCGGCCTCGTCTGGACGTTGAATGCTGACGCCTCCCTGACGGACGACTTCACCCGCTTCGATCTGGAGGTCGCGGAGTGGCCAGCGGAGTGGACGACGTCGGAAGCTGACGCGTGGGTGTCGATCGCGGCCGCGGGCATCCTGCGCCGACTCGGCCAGGGGCAGAAGCCGCTCAACTCGACGCTGCGCCGCCGGATCCCTTCGGATGGGCCGGTCGCGTACTGGCCGATGGAGGACGGCTCGGCTGCCACGCAGTTCTACTCACCCACCACGGGCGTGCGCCCGATCGCCATGACGGGCATGTCGATGGCGGCCGAGGACTCGCTCGCCGGGTCCTCGGCGCTGCCGACCATCCAAGGCGCGGCAACCTTCTCTGGCGTCGTGCCGGCACCGTCCAGCACGTCGTCGTCCTGGCACACCGAGTTCGTCTTCAAGACGCCGTCCTCGACCGGCCCGGCCACGGCGCGGACCCTGCTTCAGTGGCTCGGAACGGGTACGGTGCGGCGTTGGCGTCTCATGCTCATTGCGGGCGGCTGCGAGCTGTACGGGTACGACGCCGACGACAACGTGGTGACGAGCAGCTTGCTGTCGCTGTCGACGCAGATCTTCGGGGTCTGGTGCAGGTGGCAGCTGTACGCCACACAGAACGGCGGCAACGTCGACTGGAGCCACAGGTTCATCCCCATCGGTGGCAGCGGCACCGGCATCGTCACCACCTCCTACGCCGGCACCCTTGGCCGGATCTCCGGCGTCACCAGCCCTACGGGTGGATACTCCAGCGACCTCGACGGCACCGGGATCGGGCACCTCAGCGTCTTCCGCAGCGCTGGCACGACGATCTACAACTCCGGCGACACCGGTTTCGACGGCGAGACGGCCGGCGCCCGCTTCCAGCGCCTGTGCAGGGAAGAGGGCATCCCGATCATCGTCGTGGGTGACGTCACCGGCACCCAGCGAGTCGGACCCCAGCGCCCGGCCGCACTGCTGGATCTGCTCCGCGAGGCCGCTGAGTCCGACGGGGGGATCTTCGGTGAGTCCCGGACCAGACGAGGGCTCATGTACCGGACGAGGGCGAGCCTGTACAACCAAGCGCCCGCCCTCACCTTGGACTACACCGGGAGCCAGATTGCACCCCCGTTCCGCCCGGTGGAGGACGACCAGGCCCGTAACGAGTGGACCATCTCTCGCGAGGGCGGTTCGTCGGCTGTGACGTCCTTGGCGACGGGCCCGCTGTCGATCGACGACATCGGCCACTACCCCGACTCCAAGACTCTGACGCTCTACTCCGATGACCAGACGGACCATCGGGCGGGCTGGGAACTGCACCTGTCGACGTGGGACGAAGCGCGGTACCCGACAGTGACCCTTCGCCTTCACCGGCATCCCGAGTTCATCCCGAACGTCTTGGCCCTGAGCGTGGGCGACAAGATCCGCATCACGAATGTGCCGAAGAAGTTTGCTGGTGGCGGCACGGTCGACCTGCTCGTCGACTCGTGGAACGAGACTCTCCGCCCGCGGGCGTGGGAGATCACGTTCAACTGCGCGCCGGCGGGCCCGTGGGACGTCGCCGAACTCGCGTTCGTCGAGGACTTCGAGGACACCACCTACGAGATCACTATGACCAACGGAGGAACGCTGCCGTGGCTACGCACCTCCGCGCAGGCGCACACGGGGACATGGTCGCTGCGGTCGGGGGCGATCTCGAACAACCAGACCAGCGACGTGACATTCAGCGTGCCGCCTGGGAAGACCGAGATGCGGTTCTGGTACTGGACGTCGTCGGAGAACGCTGGACCAGGGTTCGAGGGCGACCGGCTGCTCGTCCTCGTCGACGGTGTGCAGGTGCTCCGCGCCCAGGGCACCACCCCGTGGACGCAAGAGATCCTCGACGTCACCGGCAAGACGAGCGTCCTGTTCCGATACGCCAAGGACAACTCCACGGCGGTGGGCAGCGACCTGGTGGCCATCGACAACGTCAGCTTCACCGGCCGCGGTCCGTACCGCGCGAACACGTCAGGCTCGACGCTGCTGGATGCGGTGACAAGCACCGGTACCACGCTGGTTTTGGCCACGCCGTCCGGCCCGCAGTGGACGACCGCCCCGGTGCAGCTGCCGATGGACCTGACGATGGGGGGAGAGACCCTGTGGGTGCCAGCTATCTCGAGCTGGGCGCTGGATGCCTTCGGGCGGACGGTGTCGGGCGGCTGGGGGGCGGCGGACTCGGGTCAGGCCTGGAACGTGGTCGGCGGCACGGTCGCGACGGACTTCGCAGTCGGTTCGGGGTACGGGCAGCACATCCTGACTACGGTCAACGCCTCGCGCCGGTGTGGGGTTGACTTCCTGTACGCGGACGTCGACGTGTACGTCAGCGTGACCACGTCGGCAACCGCGACCGGCGGGAGCCTGTACGGCGGGCCAGTCGGCCGCTACGTCGACGCGGACAACATGTACTTCACCCGCATCGAGTTCACGACGGGCAACGCGGTTCTGATCGACCTGCGCAAGCGGGTGGGGGCGGTCGAGTCGTCGCTGGGTACGTTCACCACTTCGATCACCCACGTCGCGGGGACCTTCGTCCGGTGCCGCCTCCAGGCAATGAGCAGCCTCATCCGCACGAAGGTGTGGGCGCTCACGCAGCCGGAGCCTCCGGAGTGGCATGTCACGGCGGTGGACACGTCGGTGACCACATCCAGCTTCGTGGGCTGCCGCTCGATCAGCGCAGCCGGGAACACCAACGTCAACCCGCAGCTGAGGTACGACAGCTTCGAGGTCATCAACCCACAGAAGATGACGGGCGTGATCCGGTCCCGGAACGGCGTCGTCAAGCCGCACAGCGCGGGCGCCGCGATCGGTCTCGCCCAACCCGCATACGCCGCCCTGTAAGGAGGTCCCATGCTCCTGTCCGGGGAGATGCTCACCGCTCAGCGCCTCAATCGGCTCCAGCCGAGGCCGAGCAATGCCGTGGGCACCAGCAACCTGGTGCTGAGCACGAGCGAGGCCGACATCGCTGGCGCCTCAATCACGGCGACCACCGAGACTCCCGGCGCCTACTACGTGGCCACGGCCAACTTCGCCTTCGATATCGCGACCGCGACGACGGCCTTCGCCCTTGGTGTCTGCCAGCTCGACGGAGTCAGCCTCACCGGCAACGCACGCTGGAGCGGCGAGGTCGGCACAGACTTCGGCGAGGCTTCCTTCCAGTGGCGGGGACCGGTGGGCGCTGCCGGCAGCCATACATGGAAGCTGCGCGCGTCCATGTCGGCGGGCACCAACATCACGGTGATCGCCGCCTTTACGACGCTGATCGTGACGATCTACGAGGACGTCTAAGGAGAACAAATGCCCTACGGAACACCCGCTTCCGACCCCCAGCATGCCCAGTACGTAGTCGCTTTCGTGGACAGCGTCGAGGGCGATGACCTGATGGTGAACCTGACCTTCCAGAGCGGTGAGATGGGGCCGCCGACAGAAGCTGAACGAGACGACTTCATGCAGCGGGTCATCGACGCGCTGGCTGCGGGTGACGGACTCGTTCTCCACAGCGCGGCCAAGCGCTACGTCACGACTCAGGACATCACCGTCACCCCTTGATCGACTTCGACGCAGGCGGGAAGCTGCCCGGGCAGCCTCCCGCCTGATCCCCCTCTTACGCCCCGCGCCATCAGGCCGGGGCGTTTTCCATGCCCAGGAGGCGCCGCATGGCCGAGATCCATCCCGCTACCGCTGCGATGCTGCGGAACTTCCGCTACGACCACCTGCCTGCCGCGCTCCAGGAGGTGAGCCGGCCGTTCCACGACCTGGCCCACCAGCTCGCCGAGACGCTGTCCGGGCCGGAGGTGACGAAGGCCCTCGACGACCTCTGGTCGGCGAAGAACTGGGCCGTCGTCGCGGCCTCCAACAAGCAGCGGGAGGCGACACGATGAAGCTGGTTACCCGCTCCGCCTGGAGCGCGAAGCCCGCGAAGTACGACCTGGCGTACATCGCGTCCACGCTCGGTGTGAAGGTGCACTACGAGGGGACCTACGTCCCCAAGAGCCTGGCGGCTGCGGACGCGCACAGCACCTGCGCGGGTCGGATGCGGGACATCCAGGCCAGCCACCTGGCCAACACCCGCGAGGACTACAGCAACATCGCGTACAACGCCGTCGTCTGCCCGCACGGGTACGTCTTCGAGGGCCGTGGCCTGCACCGCCGGACCGGCGCCAACGGCACCGCGACGCTGAACACCAGGCACTACGCGGTGTGCGCGATGCTCGGCAACAGCGGCCTGGTCCAGCCGCCCGACGCGATGCTCGACGGCCTGGTCGACGCCATCCAGTGGCTGCGCGCGGGTGGGTCCGCCGGCGACCTGGTCCTCGGCCATCGCGACGGCCATGCGACGGCGTGCCCGGGCGACCCGCTGTACGCCTGGGTGCAGGCGGGTGCGCACCGGCCGGACGGGACGGCACCGCAAGGCGGCACTGGCGGCGAGGCCACGGGCGGTACGGACATCGCCCGCTACCAGGTCACGATCAACGGGCTGGCGTACGGCTATGGGACGTTCGGCGCCCATGTGACGTCGGTCGGTATGGCGCTGGTCACGAAGGGCCTCGGCCGCTTCTACGCTGTCGGGCCCGGGCCGGAGTGGACCGACGCCGACACCCGCGCCTTCCAGGCCTACCAGCTGTCTCTCGGCTACACGGGCACGGCCCCGCACCAGGACGCCGACGGTGTCCCAGGCCCGGTCAGCCTCCAGCAGCTGCTCGGCACCCTGCCGGGCAAGCCGGCCACCTCGAGCGCCCCGCCGTTCCCCGGGCGGTCCGCGTTCATCCTCGGCAAGACCAACCCGGCCGTCACGGCCCTCGACAAGGGCCTCATCCGGCGCACCTTCGCCAAGCACCACGACGGCGACGGCTACCAGCCGGGCCCTCGCTTCACCGAGCACACCCGCCTGAACGTGCGGGACTTCCAGCGCGCCACGCCCACGCTCGCGGGCGACGCGGACGGCTACCCGGGGCCACTGACCTGGCGGCTCCTCCTCTCCTGAAAGGGCTGACGCATGTTCACCAAGGCATTCTGGAAGGCGACGGGCGAGCGGTCCGTGCGCACCTTCGCCCAGGTCCTGGTCGGCTCGCTCGGCCTGGACACCCTCGGCATCATCCACGCGAATTGGAGCGAGGGCCTGGCGCTCGGCGCCGGCGCCTCGGTTCTCACCGTGCTCACCGCCATCGCGACGTCTGGCGGCACGGAGGGCCCGGGCATCACCGAGACCGTGCGGAGCCGCCAGTGACGCCCCCGGAGTCCACCGCCGTCGCCGTGGAACTGGAGAGGCTGCGGGGGACCGTCGAAGCTGGCTTCGCCCGGGTCGACGGGGCGCTTGCTCTTCTGGTCCAGCGCAACGACCAGACGGACCGGCAGCTCGCCGATCACGAGCAGCGCCTGGACGCGATCGAGCGAAACCGGTGGCCGATTCAAGCAGTCACTGCGCTGACGGCCGTGGGCGCCCTCGCGGTCACTCTGTGGCAGGTATCAGGACGCTGACCATTGCCTCCTTCCGCCTGCGGGCGGGAGGGGGCCCTATTTTGCTTTCGGTCGTGATCTATCGCGGTGGCTGGATTGTGGTGCATGGTGTGCGTGTGGGAGCCGCTTTCCCCCGGGCGTTCCCCTTGCTGGGCCCTGCCGGTCGTCGCCGATCCGGCAGGGCCCAGCAA